AGTCGCACCTGTAAAACCAGTGGCACCCGTGAAACCAGTGGCACCCGTGAAACCCGTCGCACCTGTAAATCCGGTCGCACCTGTGAAACCAGTGGCACCCGTGAAACCAGTGGCACCCGTGAAACCCGTGGCACCCGTGAAACCCGTCGCACCTGTAAATCCGGTCGCACCTGTGAAACCAGTGGCACCTGTAAATCCGGTCGCACCCGTGAAACCAGTGGCACCTGTAAATCCAGTAGCACCTGTAAATCCAGTGGCACCCGTGAAACCAGTCGCACCTGTAAAACCAGTGGCACCAGTGAAACCAGTGGCTCCCGTGAAACCCGTCGCACCTGTGAAACCAGTCGCACCTGTAAATCCAGTGGCACCAGTGAAACCAGTCGCACCTGTGAAACCAGTCGCACCTGTGAAACCAGTGGCACCTTTAGGACCATCAATTCCATCTAAATTAATATGTGAGTCACTGCCAATAAATGGAATTCCAAATATATTTTCTACCAAAACACTTATATTTCCATTAATTGGGTTGTAATTAGTAATTGTACCTTCAAACTTATTTAATGGTTGAACGTTTTTAACGATGACCACCGAGTTTCCAGGAATATATGCTAACCCTGTATTAATACTTGCGTCTGTAGAATTTCCCAGCGACACATTAATAAAACCGCTAATTACAGGTGATAAATATTTATCACCTGCTTTTCCGGTGAAACCAGTGGCACCCGTGAAACCAGTGGCACCCGTGAAACCAGTGGCACCAATATCACCCTTGGCGCCTTTAGTACCATTACAAGAAGTAGGTTGTGTTAATACATCGCAACGTTTATTTCTTTCCAAGTATTTGCTATAATTCGCGTAAGAATTGTGCATTTATATTATTTACAAACATTTTAATATAAATTATAATTATATCTCTATTAATTTTAATGAAATCGGTCCAATCATAATTTACTTTAAAATGTCACGTTATATTTTACAATAATCGTCAAATAATTGTTTTACACCTTTTCTCATTTAAAACGCATATTTTATATGAGAACTCATAAATAATTCTTCTTGATTTTTCGTGTATTGTTTTTCTTGGATACATATTTTTCTGATATTTCGTAAGCACCCTTAATTATGTTCTTGTATTTTTCCTTTGGAATATTTATTATAGTCTTGGTTATATTTTCATTTAATTCTGCGTGTGTTAATTAGTCTAATTTTTGTAATCGTGATTTCAACATACTAAAATAATTTTCAATAGAATTGGTAAAATTTTGATAAGGAAAAGCATATAATAAATGATTGTCTTTATTTATTACCTCTTTTACCTTTGGATTTCTATGACTACTCGCATTATCCAAAATTATTAATTTATTCTTGAATTTATTTGTTATATTTGCTTCTAAAAACTCTATCATTCTATCTGCATTTATGCAACTTTTTTCATATAAATCCTAACCAACTACACCATTAACAGAAATAGCAAATATACCTGTATATTTTTTGAATACTTCTCGTGATTGTGTTTTTATTACACATCGTTTCCCTTTTTCACTATAACAATGGTTTCTTTTTTGTAATGATTTTACAGATGATTCATCTAACATATACAAATAGGGAAATAAGTCAATAAATATTTAGAATAAATAATTTTATTAAGTATAAACTTATAAATTATAAACTTAATAATTATAAGTTTGTAATTATTAATGGCAACCATTTATTTAGACCCTAAAATATGGGGACCTCATTATTGGTTTTTTTTACACACTACTGCAATGACCTACCCACAATACCCAAACGCGATAACAAAAAAAAAATACTACGAATTTATCCAAAATCTGCCGTTGTTTATTCCAGTAGAAGAGATGTCTGCCTCGTTTGTTAAATTAATCAACCGGTATCCGGTAACTCCTTATTTAGACAATCGTGATTCGTTGGTTCGATGGACACACTTCATTCATAATAAAATAAACGAAAAAATTGAAGCACCTCAAATATCGCTCAACGATTTCTTCATACAATATTATAACGCATACAAAACCCAACCTGAAATATATGCGGAATATTATAAATTACGCAAAAGGATAATATACGGGTCCATAATAATAAGCATTGTTGGTACAACCTATTATTTTTATAATAAATAATGTATCATAATTATGTATTTCAAAAATTATATCTATTTATATATATATATAATTAAATGGTAAAAATAAATGGTGGAAAGGTTATCGCATCTGGTGGTTATGGATGCGTATTTATGGAGGCGTTAAAATGTAAAGGTTCGTCTAAAAGACAACGCGGCAAAATATCAAAGTTGATGACCATCAAACATTCCGAAAGTGAATACGACGAAATAAATAAAATTAAAAAACAATTAGATAAAATTAAAAACTATTCTAATTACTATTTATTAAACGACGTTACTTTGTGCGAACCATCCAAACTAACAGAATCAGACCTGATTGATTTTAAAAGCAAATGTAGTTCGTTGCCAAAGGACAATATAACAAAAAAAAACATTAATAATAAACTGGACCAATTAATGGTTTTAAATATGCCATATGGAGGTTTGCCCGTAGATGATTATTTAGGTGATTTTTCTTTTGAAAAACTACACGAGGTTCATATTAGTTTGATGGGATTATTAAATAACGGAATTTGCCCTATGAATAAATTAAATATATATCATTGCGATATTAAGGACTCCAACGTATTAGTAGATGAATTGTCCAACCCATTAAAAACAAGTTTGATTGATTGGGGATTGGTGACCCAGTATATACCATTAAAAAACAACAAGTTCCCAAAATCGTGGCGAAATAGACCCTTGCAATTTAATGTCCCATTTTCGGTTATTATATTTACCGACGTATTTGTGGACAAGTACTCCAAATTCATTAATGACGGCGGAACAATAACTGAACGGTCGTTGAAACCATTTATCGTTGATTATATTAATGCGTGGATTAAAGAAAGAGGTAAAGGTCATTATGAATACATTAACCAAATGATGTTTATGTTGTTTAGCAACGATTTAACTTCAGACAATAAAGACGAGAAACGCCGAGAAATGGAAGCACACACATTAGAAATCATAGTAAATTATATAGTTGATGTATTGGTTCATTTTACTCGTTTTAGAGATGACGGAACATTAAATTTAAGGGAATATTTGGACACCGTATTTATAAATATTGTAGATATTTGGGGGTTTATTACTATTTATTACGGTGTAATTGATTTGTTGTTCGTTAGTTATGCGTCATTAAATTCAACCGAACTCCAAATGTTTGTCAAGTTGAAATTCATCATTATTAAATATTTATATACCCCAAGACACGATCCAATTGACGTGGATATGTTGCGTGCGGATTTTAACGAATTTGAAAAACTTATTAAGGCAAACTTAAACACCATCAATAATGACGGGTTTTTGCAAACGAATATTTCAACCCAACAATATAGATTAAGAAGTTCAACAAATTCAAACAAAACCAAGAGAAAAACAAAACACGCGAGAAAAATAAAAACAAAACACACGAGAAAAATAAAAACAAAACACACGAGAAAAATAAAAACAAAACACACGAGAAAACGTTAAATACTTTTCACGTTTATAATTTAAAATTAATTTGAATATTAAATAAATAAAATATTGTATTTATTTATAATGCACAAGGATTTAAAGTCACTTTGTACACCGGCCAAAATTTATCTCGCGATTGCCATTTTTGCGTCTGTAGTTTCGTTAATGAGTGGAGTTAAATTTATGATAATCGGTGTTAAATTATTATTTGCTATTATATGGACTTTTTTATTGGGACTCATGTGCAAACACGGTTTTCATTATATTTCTTGGTTTTTAGTTCTATTACCGTACATTATTATGGGTTTAGCAATTTTAAACATTCACCGTGTAACCCATAAACAAAAACAAATGATGAGATCTATTAAATTGCAAGATGTTTATGGACAATAAATAAATAAATAAATAAATAAATAAATAAATAAATAAATAAATAAATAAATAAATAATATCACGCCAATTTGTAAAAACACACAATAAAATAATAAAATATAATAACTATTTTATTATATAATGAGGTTGGAAATATTTGTATTGGGTTTAACGGGATTTTTTGTTTATAACGCGTATGCCGACGGGAAATACACCAAAATGTTAATGACTTTTAAAAAATATTATAAAATGATTTTTTATGTTCTTTTAGGGTTAGGAATTTATTTATTGCTGAAGAAAAATCCAAGACAAGGTAAAAATATGCTTTTGTACGCAAATAACGCGGTTAAATTTTTACCGATTGACAAAACTTCAATGGACGTGTTAAGTCCGTTGATTGATTTCACGTCAAATAATGAAAACAACGAGGAAGGCACATTTATGGAAACATTAAACGGGATAAATAATCCGGTTTTTTCGGGAGAACGAAGAATGAATGCTTCCGGAAAAAATGGGTCTAAACGGTCCGTAAGCGAAACAAAAAAGAAATACGTGGCGTCTTGCCAAGATTGGAAATGTGGTTCATGTAATCAACAATTAAACCACACATTTGAAATAGATCATAAAATGAGATTGGAATACGGTGGAGGAAACGAGGTTCAAAATTTGATAGCTTTATGTAGAAATTGCCACGGAGAAAAAACTGCCAGCGAAAATATGTAATGTTATAATAAAAAAATTATAATAAAAAAATTATAATGGGTTGAATGTAATAATTCACCAATAAATATATTATTATTGTATAATAATATATGAATGATACGGTAGATAAACAAAATGTTTTACCAGAAATAATGAAACCAACCGTTCTTTATCCATTTATAGCACTACTGGTAGTTCTAATTGTATCTTTATTTTTAATGTTGTATAAGGTAAAAATTCCTAAAACGACTACATCTACGTCGTCAGGAACAAAGTCTCAGGAAGAAATTATCGGAACGTCATTTATTATTATATTTTTTATATTATTGGTTATAGGGGTTTGTTTTACATTAATGCCAAATTTTAAAGATGTTGGAAAATTATTTCAGCAAATTAGCAACGTAACCTTGGCAATTATTTATACAATTTTTATAATCGCGTTATTTACACTAATGAAACCAGAAACCATTAACAAATATGCTTATTTTTTAACTCCAATAACTATATTGGTTGGTATTTTTACGTTTTACAAAGCAACCACCCAAAATTTAGTAGACGAGTTTAATGTTAATTATGAAAGAATTAAAATGATGATATTGTTTTTGTGTTTGTTAACGGTTATTATTGTTTACTACAACATAGACCCGGGAGGATATATTAAAGAATATTTTGGTTATTCGCTATTATTAACAATCATAAGCGCCGCTTTTGGATTGGTATATTTAATTACGTTGCTAACGATGGGCGACAAAAAAAATGAATCGACATCTCCAGATAAACCAAATAATCTATTGGACAATTTTTCGGGGTTTGCTTCTTATGGTAGTATTGGGTTTATATTATTCATCATTAGCATAACCATAATAATACAGACGCTTCCAACCGATTTTTTAACCAAACCAACTTATTCTGGTCCAATACTTATGTTAATACTTATCATTAGCATATTATGGTTGCTTTTAATTGTATCAAGTGGTAAAATTTTCCCTGAAATCGTGGATAATTCTGGAGCGATTAATAAATTAAATACATTTAGACATTCCTTATTGATATTATTTGGGATTGTTATATCAGGACTGCTTATTGCGTTTATTGTTTATAATATTAAACATTTAACAGACAACACAGGCACCACAACGTTTGTGTTAAATTTATTATTGATTTTATCCATATTGGGTTTAATATATAAAACAATTCACGTTACCACTCCAACTGGAAACGCAAAGAAAAACGCATTTTTTTCATTATTTGTTAATGTGTTGTTTTATATTCCTGGTTTGTTTAACGACGTTGTTGGATTTATTGGCGCGAAAATGACTTCTTCCGGGTCTCAAGAAAAAACACAAATAAGTTCATTTATAACAATTGCTGTTATTATTTCATTATTTATTTTGCTTTTTTATGTTCCCACGATACTTCATAAATTCAATCTTCAAGGAGGAACACAGTTAGTTAATCGTCCAGTTCATACAGACACCCTTTACACTCTAGGAACATACGAAGAATTAACAGGAACAGATGATTATGAATATCAGTATGCGATATCTTGTTGGGTTTATTTAGACTCTTTTCCTCCAAATACTACTCCTGCTTATAATAAGTATACCTCGTTATTAAATTTTGGCGGAAAACCAAACCTTCTTTATAATTCGTCGTCCAATTCATTTCTTATAACCGTGAAACAAGATGGGTTTCACGAAAAAACTTCCGCAAAATTAACTGATTTTGACGAAGATAATAATAGAATTCTATACAAGCACGATAAGGTCTTGTTACAAAAATGGAACAACATTATAATTAATTATAATGGAGGAACGATGGATATTTTTTTAAATGGGGAATTAGTAAAATCAAATATAGGAGTAGTTCCGTATTACACGCTAGATAAATTAACAATCGGTCAAGAAAACGGCATTAACGGTGGGATATGCAACGTCACATATTTTAACAAAGCATTAAATTCGTTAAATATTTATTATTTATACAATATGGTTAAAAATAAAACCCCACCAGTTATAAACGACTCAAATGAAACCATAATAAAAATCGCATAATTATTAAAGTATTCATTATTTATTAAATTATTCATTATTCATTATTCATTATTCATTAAATTATTCATTATTCATTATTCATTATTTATTAAATTATTCACCATAAATTTTTAAATCTATAATATATAATGAATCCTTTAGGTATTGTAATTTCCATTGTTGTAGTTGTATTAATACTAATGTTAATTAAATATTTAATATCTGACCCATACACATTAACTGGGGTGCAAGATGGAACCGTATCAACGACGATTTCCGCTTCTAGTCTAGCCACAAACGATTCAAGCGTTCCCACAAGCAATTTTGCGTATTCGACGTGGTTTTACATAAACAACTGGAATTATCGTTATGGAGAAAGCAAAGTTATTTTTGGAAGAATGGGAGCAAAGAGTAGTCAAACAGGCACACACGTTGACGGAATTAATGGATTGGACCCTTGTCCTTCGGTTGTTTTAGGCGAAATTGAAAACAACATAACCGTTTCGTTGGGTTGTTATCCCGGTGTCGACCAAGAACCAACTACCGCTGGAGGTAAAACAGTCATTCACACGTGTTCTGTAGCAAATGTTCCTATTCAAAAGTGGGTCAATCTAGTAGTAAGTGTTTACGGACGTTCCATGGACTTATATATAGACGGAAAATTGGTCAGAACCTGTTTATTACCTGGTGTCGCAAATGTAAACAACAATTCTAATGTATATATTACCCCAACCGGTGGATTTGAAGGGTGGACCGCCAAATTTCAGTATTATCCGGATTCTTTAAATCCGCAAGAAGTGTGGAACATTTACACCAAAGGATATACAAGTTGGTCTAGCATGTTTAATTCTTACCAACTTCAATTATCTATAGTAGAAAACGGAACTACGCAAAGTAGTGTAACTATTTAATTTTAGGATTAATATTTTCTTATTTGTTTAATATATATAAATGAGCAGTACTGGAACATTTAATTCTTTCTCAACGACAAGTCCAACATCATTTTTAGAATCAAACACATTGGTATCTAAATTAGCATTTATGTTATTGGTTCTTTTTGGGTTTATCGTATTATTAAGAATCGGCATTACAATTGTAACTAAAATATTTAAACCGACCGAGTCACCACATCTTATCGACGGAATGGTGGACGCATCACAGATGATTGTCTTCGAACAAGACCCAAGTGGAGGCTCAAATAAAACCATTTATCGGTCGGTAAACGCAACAGAAGGAGTAGAATTTACGTGGTCCACTTGGTTATTTGTAAATACCATTTACAATTCAGGCAATTCGGGGTCTTATAAACATATTTTTAGCAAGGGAAATAGCGATTTACAGAATAACGGATTAATATCGCCAAATAACGCACCTGGTTTATATATAGCGCCAGACACCAACGACCTCGTGGTAATGATGAACACCTTTAATGTTATTAACGAGGAAATTACAATAAAAGACATTCCAATTAATAAATGGTTCAACGTTATTATTAGATGTCAAAACACCACGTTGGACGTTTACATTAATGGAACCATCACAAGAAGCATTAATTTGGTGGGCGTTCCCAAACAAAATTACGGCGACGTATATGTGGCGATGAACGGCGGTTTTGATGGATACATTTCTAACTTGTGGTATTACAATTATGCTTTAGGCACTTCGGCTATCCAAAAATTGTCCGCGAATGGTCCTAATACTAAAATGATAGGAAATACCGGCTTGTCAGACGCCACTTATAACTATTTATCCTTAAGATGGTTCTTTTATGGTGCTTAATCTTAATCAGAAATTTAATATAGATTAATAATTTGTTGGTAAATTATTAATTATATAATGATTAATTATATAATGTCAAAAATGTATTATTATTTACCAGACCCAACCAGAGTTTGGTCTAGAGTGCAAAATGCGTGTACTTATAATACAAATAATAATAATTATAACAATATTTACAACGCTTTAACTGGAAATCAGACGACTTTTCAACAAGCAAATTATGAAAAACAACTTTTTAACAAAGGAAATATTTTACAATACAAATCAAATAGTGCGGGGTTGACCAAACAACAAAAATACGCCCAATTGGCAAAGGGTGGTGGTCCAAATAGAACTAAATCATACGCAAGTCAAAGTCAAACACACACAAACCCAAACACAACTAATATGTCACGTGTAAAATATGAAACATTTAAAGTTGATAATTTGATTGTCGGAAAACCAAATAATATTTCTGGTCCATTTAAATACAACGTTCAAAATCCGGACGGGTGTTATGACAATTCAGTTAAATCTGGTGGAAATCTTGTATGCGGGACACAAACAAATCCTTGCACCGGAGAAATTATTAAAGAAAATACAAGCAAGTCGGTCGTTTGTAACATGTCTTATTGTTCCGATGTTCCTGGTTCACCAACCGAGTTATGCTGGGATAATAGAATAAACACGTTTTATCCTAGACAAAAATATACGATGAACAATAGTGGTAATAAATTTCCACAAGGATATAAAGGTCTAACTAGTGCACTTTTCCCTTTGCCACCGATAATTCAGTTTGAATATAGAACTGAAACAACAATTGTAATATCTATTACAAACAATAGTACAAAATGTTTACCTATATCTAGTTATAATATATACATAAATGGAGATTTATACGAAACAAATATAATACAAGGAATAATTCCACTTGTAAACAAAAAGAAAGGTGCGATTTATTATGAGATTAATTATACTTTACAACTAGATAATACAGATGATTTGAACGTAGATGTAGTTATTGGTGACGAAGTTACTATACCAATATTTGAATCACAAACGAAAAATACTGACGAGTTGAACGTAGATGTAGTGTTCGATGACGGTAATATACCCATAATTGAAACACCAACAAAAAATACTGAATCAATTGAGTTTAAACATATTTTAGATTCTACTAAAAACGACAACTCCATTCAAATTCAATCCAATAAATCGCCGGATGAAACATTAAACGATTTATTTTTAAAAAAAATAAATCAAATGTGCGACCTTATGAATGCGACACAATTTTATTTGGGTCAACACGATGACAAATCGAAGAATATTAAAAAACAAGAAAAATCAACAAGAAATGACTTTATTAAGAACATTGCAATAAATAAATTTAAACCCGAAAAAACCCAAACACTTCATTATAACAATAGTAAAGCACCTACATCTAAAATACATACATCTAAAGCACCTACATCTAAAGCACCTACACCTAAAACATCGTTTACAATAAATTCAACATCGGTTGTAGACTACACTACAACACCAATTCCCGTGCAAGGTGGTCAAGGTGGTGAAATTGTACAAACTTTAACCGAAACAGGTCTATCAAACGATATTGTATTTGACACACGAATTACTCCCATAACCGTTTTTGATACAGTTGAAATCAAAAGATGCGATGCTAATGTATACACTAATTTATTCACAACAGATTCTATAAAACAAGTAAATTCTATATTGGAAAATTACAATAATTTTGTAGGATTAGACGATGATACCCGCGTTGATTTAAATGCTTATAATAATTTGAACGTTGACTTGTATAATTTACAACAAACACTTGATCCAAGATGTCATTTTTATAATATTATAGATATTTTTATGAATGTGTGGGCCGGTTTGTATAACGCGTATAATCAGAAAAATGATTGTAGAGTTTTAGGCGTAAACTCTGAAAATTGGAGACTTGATTCTATTACGTTGAACAATATGGACAAGTTAAATGAATTTATTAAAAAACTAAACAGTAAAAGTCTGATCGCAGAGTTCGAAGTTAAGAGTACTTTAGCGATAATTAAACCGCGTTATGCCAAATATCACGAATTGTATGGCGTTCCCGATAAATTGTTGTATGACCCTTCGAAGTTGTATTATGTAGACTCAATTATATAATATTAATTTTTTGGTATAAAACCTAATTTAAGGAGAAAATAGAAATTGTCGTTGATAATTATAATTATATGTAACCTTATTTTTTTCTGGTAAAATAAAAACATATAGTAAATGTATAATGGCTGCTCAGGATTTCTACTTATCTGAACTTTCGTTCGACGCTGCTGCTTCTCTTGCTACAATTGAAGGTGGTGATACTTCGGTGATTACCGCGGAAGTTCATGCGGAATTTGATGTGTCATTGTCTGTCGTAAAAGATATGTTCCGCTTCCACACTGATTCAAGCGATGTAGACAATGTGGTGGCCGACGATTTAAATTATTGCGTTGTTCACACCGCTGTTGGCGCTCCCATGTCTTCCAACTTTTTAGATTCTTATACAGAATGCATTGCTGGTGGTTCAGGTTCAATAATGAATTCTGCTGCTGTCCACCCTCAGAACACCGTTACATACGACTATGTTCGTTATTTGGCATTACAAATATTTGGCACACAAATTGGTGTTGATTTGTTTTCGAACGAAACACAATTAAGAACTGATTTAGATACCGAGGCCAAAACCCAACTTGATAGTACACTTGTTGATTTAGCTGCCCTAAATTGGTTAGATGCTTCTGCCAGCTCCAACCCCTCTTATAAAATTTTATCTCAAATATTATTGAACGACCCTAACCGTTTTGATTCTAGCGCCCTTGTGGCTCTCAGCATCCCAACCCTCTTAAACGGGTTACAATCATATTCTTGCCCTTTGATTGTCGGAGACGCAATCTACTTTAAAATGACTGTTGCCGCTGACGCTACCCAAAAGGCCGCCATCGGTATTGGTTCTGGTGCCATCCCTGACCGCACATATCTCATCAAGGCGAATGTTGTCGCATAAGGTTACACTCTTGAAGATTTAGAGCGGGCAAAACCCGTATAAAAATACAATAAAAATTATATAAAAAATTTTATTGTATAGAATCGTAATTGGAAATGGTAAAGTTAGACCATCGTAGGTGAAACGTCTACTATTGATGTTACACTTTTTGATTATTTTATTTCACCGAAAGGTGCGGTTTTAAATCTTCAAGGGTGTAAATGGGATAAATAAATTAGTGTTATATTTAAGCTCTTAAATTAGGATTAATGCATAGTTCGTTGCTCGGGAATATATCTCCAGACATGCAAGTATCGTTAACACCAACTTCAGCGCAAGTTCTAAATCCACGGTCTTCGCCCACATAACACCATCCGGATTTTCCACCAGAATGGACGGTGCTTGGTGCCTCCACCCCCTCATAGTCAGACGGTTGATGTTTCTCTGGTTTTGAAGCATCCAAAGCGGTTGTTAAAGAATCGTTTTGTTGTTGATTTAATTGAGGGACCGTTTCTTTAATGGGTTGGGATTTTACACTACCCTTTGCTTCGTCGGGAATTACATCTTGAACCGTTGACAGACCAGCATCTACTGTGTCGGCCGTTAGACTAACCATTTGTTTAGTCCCTTCTGCCGCAACATCAACCGTTTTCCCAGTTACCAATGCAACTAACCACGCAATTTTTTCTATTAATGGCGTGACAAAAGAGGCGACCGTCTGCGTTCCTTTCCCCAAATAAACAAAAATATTAAACCCCAAAAATGCTAAAATAACAAAAATGATTATCCACGTAGTCGTGTTAATAGTTGCCAGTCCGCCAAAAAATCCAGCGAAAAAACCGGTTCCAGAATCAGACCCAGAAGAACCGTAATCAGTTGCCGAAGAACCAAATCCGGTGGATTGTAAAGAACTGTCTCCAGATTGTAATATTGAATCGGTTAAACCATTTGTTTCATCCATTATACTAAAAATATATATTAATTTTAGTATAATTTAGCATATTAATTCATAATATAATATTACATTTACTATTTATTCGAATGACAATAAATATAAGAATTGATTCAAATGCCCTAATATTGTATCCCGAACGTTGAATAAATCGGTGTTTGACATTTTTTTCATTACTGAATTTTTGTTTAGGTCGACTAAATAGTTCTTAAACTTTTCCACTTCTCTCTTCAATTCATTTGGAGAAGATAAATCAATCAATCTAATTTTTTTATTCTTGGTTAAATTTATTCTGGAATTTGTTTTACCTAAAAGAATTTCTATAAATTCATCGATGTTTTCATTCAACTTTTCATACAACTCGTCAGTTGCTTTATGAGTCGCGTAACTTGTTGTTTTCCAGTGAAACAATTTAACCATCATCAGCATCTCTAAAAATAAACAAGTAATTTGTTTCTCAAATGTCTCAAGAGAATTATCGCGAACTGGTGTTTTTCGTGTTCCTTTATCTCTTTTTTTTGTCCTCATCGTGTGTTTAGTAGGCATTATACAAATAGTAGAGATAAATTTATATTCGTGGAATAAACGTCTCGCCGAAGGTATTCATTTTTTCTAGTTTTTCAATCGTTCTTTCCAAGTTGATTGTTTTAGGGTCCTTAAAGGTGTCGTATATAGGTTCATTCATTTCCTCGCACTTTTTAATTTGTTTGTAAACCAAATCTATTTTAGTTAAAATATTGCCAACAATTTCTTTTTGGGATACTCTCATTATTTCTTCGGTACTAATAGATGATTCGCATAATAAAGATAACGCAAAATAAATAATAGGTCTGCGTCTTTTAACGCATCCACGTGTGTATCTTATCGCAAATAATGTCAATAGAGCGTTCATTATTTTTTGAATAATTTTTGACCTCTTTGCAGATTCGGTTATAAGCAAATCCCAAATAATCCATACAACGTCCTTTTGAAATTTAATGTCCACCTGTGGAAAATTGCGTATCTCACAAACCAACTTTTCCTTTCTTTTTTTACACGTTGATTCAAATTCAATCACCCATTCTACCCAATAACACGCATTCATCACATTTGCCCCCTCCGCAGATATATTAAAAGCAATTTCATTAATTGCTGGAAACAACTCATTTGGGTCTTCCTCCGAAAAAATGTCTTCGGCAAATTTATTGGTTGGTGCCTTAAATTTGTCTCTCAATTCAACCATGTCAAACTCTTCTTTTTTAATTTTAATTATATTGTAACTATGTTTGCGTTTTGCGTCACATAATATACACATTATTTCTCCGAATAGTCGCCTTATTTTATCATTATTTCTCATTTTCATTTCATCTTCGGAATATCCATCATTCAAAATGTCCTTAAAGTTGTTAATTCTTAATTCAAGATAAATGGCGATTTTAGGGTTTCCTAAATGCACGTGGTTGGAATAAAAAAAAATAATCGTGTCCCATAAATCTATGTAGTGTCCAGCACAAATAAGTTCGGCACTCCAATAACACGCTTGTTCTATTTTAGAACCAATCAAACTATTTAGTAATTCCTTTTTAACATCGGTTTTCTTGAATTTTGAAAAAGTTATTCCTTTAAATTCTCCTGCCAACCTTGTATCATTAATTTCAATATCACCCATATATTTTGAATTATACAAAAAAAATAACAACAATACATATAGATGAAAACTATTAAACCTGTATTTAACTTTTATAACAAATTATCTAACATTGGTAAAATATTAGTATTTATAATTTTATTGTTGATGGTTGTATCTTTTTTTAAATATTTAATTCCCAAAAAAGAGGGAATGACGATTAACGATAATTTCTTGTTCAAACAAGGCAACGAAGTGTTTGACGATTTTTATGTAAATATTTATGACCATCTCGTGTTTAACACTATTAAAAACGATTATGAAATCGGGACAATTATAAATAACACAACACCCACCAGTAAAAGTGTAATAGCAGACATCGGGTGCGGAACCGGACATCATACCGATAATTTGTCTTCTAAAAACCTTCAAGTCATCGGCATAGACATCTCTCCGTCCATGATACAAACCGCCAAAGAAAATTATCCAGCATTAAATTTTAAGGTCGGAAACGCAATAGACACTAATTTGTTTCAATTAAATTCACTCACACATGTTATTTGCTTATATTTTACAATTTATTACTTTAAGGAAAAGAGACAATTTTTCGACAATTGCATGGAGTGGCTCATGCCAGGCGGATATTTAGTGCTTCATCTGGTTGACCGAGAATCATTCGACCCTATATTACCTCCCGGAAATCCGTTATATGTAGTGTCTCCTCAAAAATACGCAAAGAAAAGAATAACCAATACCAAAATAAAATTCAACGATTTTGAATATACGTCCAACTTTAATTTAGATGAACCCAACGACACCGCAACTTTTGAAGAAAAATTCAAGTTCCCTGATGGAAAGGTGCGAAAACAGCAACATCAATTATATATGGAGGACACTTCAGCCATCGTTAATATGGCACAAGACAGCGGTCTTATACTTCACGAAAAAATAGATATGGTAAAATGTGCTTACGAAAGTCAGTATTTGTATGTTTTCACAAAACCAGAATAGTAATACATTTTAGTATGTTTTTTATTATCATTATTTATATTAGATGGACAGCATGTTTGACGACAGTTTTGTTGAAATAGGAAAACAATTGGCAATACCAGAAGAAACCATAATAGAATACAAGATTGATGTATTAGTAGAACAAGGAAGCAATAGTTCAGTAAGGTATAAATACGACGACGAAAAACACGCACTCGTTTGTGACCAAATACTTGATTATCCATTTAAATCGCATTTTAATTTTGGCATCATTCCAAACACGTCAAACACCTACAACGGGACATTAGATGTTATAATTATCATGGAAAACTCTTTAATGCCAGGGTCGTATATTAATTGCAAATTGATCGGTTGTTGTGAGATAAAAAACAATCATACTGCGAAAAAACCGTATCTTATAATGTGTCCGATAGAACATTTGGATCATACCTTTCGCGAATGCAACAACATCATTCATTTGGACAAAACCATTTTAAATAAAATTCAGTACATGCTTTTGTATAGACATAGTTTATGTTATTCTGGTTGCGTAAACGACTTATCGTTGGAATTTAAGGATAAACGTCACGGGATTAAACTTTATGAAAACGCAGTTAAAAGATATAACGACTTAATGTAATATAAAAAATTTATCATATTCTATATTATGGATATATTGCGAATTATCGTATTGCTGGTATGTATTATGATTGTTGTGATGTCTCTGTAAAGTTGTGGCGCAAATATTCAACCGCGTATAAATATATAAAAATAATTCATTTTAAATAATATGTTAAACGACCACATTTACTACATATTATTTTGTATAATGCTTATTATATTGTTGGCGTACGCATACGTGAAAACTAAATTAGGATTTTGGGCGATACAACCAGTATTTCACGTATATGACTTTGCCTATATGATTAAACCGCCGGGAATAATCGACCACTCTTTACCGTCAGACAACAAATACACCAATTTTAGAAAGATAGAAACCATCGTCAACGACGAATTAACTCCACTACAATCGCAGAGATTCGTAAATTTAATATCAACACAATATCTGCGTAACAAAGACAACATATTCTCTCCAACTAAAGAAAATATTATCCCATATTTTAACGGACATACCAATAAATCATTCATTACATTTTACAACGACGACACCCTACTATTGGACGTTAAAAATAGCACCACCATCGCCGATAAACAGACAGTAGGAATCATCACATCGCGACCTGTTTACATTTCCATTACCAAAAGGTCTGCGACCAACTGTGATGAAGATATTCACCTAATGGCATATTACGTGGATTATATGTGCGTTGATAAACAGCATAGAAAAACAGGCATCGCACAGCAACTTATTCAAACACACCATTACAACCAGAGACACATAAATAAAACCATCGGGGTTTCCCTCTTCAAGCGAGAAGACGAATTAACAGGCATCGTTCCGCTATGTGTGTATTCTACGTATGGATTTAAAGTTGACACGTGGTCTAAACCGTGTGATTTGTCAGCAGAACACGCAATACTTGAAATAAACGCGCAAAACTTTCATATTTTATTTGATTTCATTAAAACAGCAGGGAAAAAGTTTGACATTTTAATTAATACCGAAATCGCGAATATTGTTGAACTAATAAAGACCAAAAATATTTTCATTTATGCGATTGTCGTTAATGAAACAGTTGCATCGGCATATTTTTTTAGAAAATCGTGCGTCCAGGTGGAGAAAAATATGGAGGCACTCAGTTGTTTTGCGTCTATATGTGATTGTGATGAAACCATATTTGCTCACGGATTTAAAATAAGTTTTTGGAAAATAGCACACGACCATTATTTTGGTTTTTCTGTTATAGAAGACATCGCAGACAATAATATTATTATAAATAATATAAAGTATAAAACGACACCATATATCGTAAGTCCAACAGCATATTTCTTTTACAATTATGCGTATCCAACATTCAACGCAAATAAAACATTCGTCCTAAATTAATCATCGATGGGTTGGTTGGGTTGGTTGGGTTGGTTAGGCATTCGCCTAATTCATCTGACATATTTACCAATCCGAACAAAAGAGTCGGCGATGAATATTATAAAAATTCCTAAAAAGGAATACAGAATTACTTCCTCTGTCACATTATCTGTTCTCTCGTCTTGCTGTTCTTCCAAGAGAGAAATCATATAATTCAACTTTTGAATCAACACGTCTGGTTGTTGTTGTGGTTGATGCGACGTTTCCGCACCCCCATTATGATAAGGTCGGTTTGCGTTACGTTTTTGAGATTCGTAACCAGGTATCAACTGTTTGTAATATTTGTCGTTGGTCGCATCGCTTCCGTAATTTTTATAGTCATTCAAGTCTAAATTGTCGTTTCCATCATATGAAGGTTGAGGAGTTCTTCCTAATGTTCTATTCATTAGGTCGTTGGACGAATATTGAGGACTCGCCATTTCGGCACTTTGAGGGGGCATCAACGTTTTTTCAACACCCGAAGATGACGATTTTGGTGGCGGATTAAAGGTGTCTACGTCCTCCTCATCTTCACCCATATTATTATAAATTTCATTTAAAATAGAATTTACTTTATTTGTGGTAAAATTTTCGGTTGAATTTACTTTCTGTGTTCTATTGTGTGTTCGTCGTTTTTTATTCATTATATTATTGTCGTTGTTATTTATTTGGTGTTCATTATTTTCATCAACCGGTGCCGCAAACATTGCTAAAGACATTCTTATAAAAAATGTAGATAATAAATTAATAAATTTACCAAAAGATAACACATATATTTTTAGAATAAATTATATATTATATATTATATGGGCATTCAATTATTAAGCAAAACCAACACCGGGATTATTTCAACGTTGTTTCTGGTTGTCTTATTAAGTCAATCACAAATTTTCAATTTTTTAATAGATACAATTATTGGAAGAACCATCTTGATATTTAGTATTTTAGGAATAAGTTATGCTCATAAATATTTAGGGTTGTTTGCGGCTTTATTAATTATATTGTTGTTAAATCATTACGACTTGTCGTATTTTGAAGGGTTTTATGAAAATAAAACTTTTTCTTCGACCACGCCTAATGTTAAAAAAAACATTAGTAAAGCACAAGAACTTACTAAACCAGACAACATAACTTCTGCTACATCAGGAGTGGCTTCCATGCCACCAACCACAGAAACATTTAAGGCCAAGGAAGGATTTAATATTGTTGAAAGAGAGAATACCATTTTGCGTGGTAAAAAATCAAATGAAATACCTGTTTTTAATAATTCAGAAAGTTCGGGCGACAATGTAGAACCATCTGACAAAAATTCATTCGGATCCGGTTACACCAACGTATAATTTTGGATTATATAAAATAATTAATAAATATATAGAATTATGAATTATTTTAAACACTATGTTTTTTTTGCGTTTATTGTCTTGGTTTTTGCTTATATTAATACACCAAATGTAATAGAAAAATTTACACCCAAAATAAGACAAATGTATAGACCGTTTGTTAGAAATACGCGTGTGGCAGGCGAAGGGTTTTACAATAAAACAACAAACAACATTAGTACTCTTTTTAGACGGTTCGGTATTCATAATAATTGAATAATTGAATAATTATAATATATTATTTTAATAATATATTATTTTAATATAATGCAACCTCCTTCACTAAATAATCCTCCCGTACAACCTCCAATTATAACGAAAGTTGGAGGAAAACCTACCATTTTTACACCAATAACCAATGGATTTATGTATTTAAACCAACATATTATGACGTTGAACTCCAGCAAATATTTTGCTGGAATTGTAATGATACTTCTTAACGTTGGGTCAAAATTCATTCAAATACAATTCAGCAAATCAACCGAAGAATACTTGAAAATGTCCGTGAGCAAACAATTGCTCGTATTTTCTATGGCGTGGATGGGTACGCGTGATATTTATACAGCACTTACTTTAACCGCTATATTTACCGTTTTATCAGAATATTTATTCAACGAAGAACATCCGTTGTGCGTTGTACCTCATAAATATAGAGTGCTTCATAAATTAATTGATACAAATAAGGATGGAGATGTAAGCGACGTTGAAATTGCTTCTGCCACCGCAGTATTAGAAAAGGCAAAAAGAGAGAAACAAATAAAACAACAAAAAAACGCATATAACAAGTTTGACTTTGAAAAATACAATTTTGACAATTGATTACATCGGCTATACTATTTGGTGTTTCTAAATAATATTTAACCGCACTAAGTTTATACACCTTTGAAGATTTAAAATGGGACAAAAACCCATAAAAATACATTCAAAGTTTAGGTCTTTTCATACCTTGTGTACATTTTGGTTATAAGTGATCGTTGAAGGTCTTTGATTACTTGTTCTACATATGATACAGTATTTCTATTCTTTCTGGTAAGATTTTTAGAAGTTTTTTATTTTTGTAACCATCGTTGTAGTGATGATTTACTACAATCAAATATTTTACAGGTTTTTCTAATATTATCCTTATGTTTCATAATATAATACAAAATTATTATATTATTACGGTATTTGGTCTCATTTTAAATCTTCAAAATTGTTCCGTTTTAAATTACATACGGGTGTAAAATGTTGAAATTTCATACTTTTACTTTTTTCGGGAAAGTTTTTTGTAAATTTGAAAAATGGACAATTATAATTGTCCAAAAATGAAATGGCCAAAAAACTTTCCCGAAAAAAATAACGTTGTGACCATAAAAAATTTTTACGGTCTCATCGTTTTTTTATTTTTATTTTTTTGTTACGATAAAAAAAATATTAATTTTGATTAAAAATATTTTGCTACTTTTAATGTCAACAATATATAGAAAGAAATGTTGACAGAAAGTAGCAAAATAGTAGCAAAGATATTATACTGTTCAATTTGTGACTATACAACGTCACGTAAAAACAATTATGACAAACATATACTCACTACTAAACATAAAATGTTGACAAATGTTGACATAAATGTAGTCACCACAAAAAAATCAAATATTTGCGAGTGTGGTAAAATGTTTAAATTTCGTCAAAGCTTACATGTTCATAAAAAAAAATGCCATAACAACGTCTCGTATGCGACAGAAGAATATGATACCAATGAAGAAGACGAACCAACCGACAAAGACCTCATTATGATGGTTATAAAACAAAATTCTGAATTAATAAAAGAAAATAGCGACTTAAAAACTATCATGGTGGAACAGTCAAATAAAATGATGGAAGTCGTTAAAAATGGTACAATACAAAATAGTAACCATAATACAATAAATTCTCATAACAAGTCATTCAATCTTAATTTTTTCTTGAATGAAACGTGCAAAGACGCAATGAACATTACTGAATTTGTTGAATCAATTAAGTTGCGATTGACCGACCTAGAGGGAGTTGGAGAACTTGGTTATATAGAAGGCATTTCTAATATAATCGTAAAGAACCTCAAGGACCTGGATGTTAGTCAAAGACCGGTTCATTGTACTGATAAGAAAAGAGAAACAATGTATATTAAAGATGAAGATAAATGGGAAAGGGATGAAGCACAGAAGAAAATGCACAAGATGATTAGAAAAGTGTCAGTTAAAAACGCTAGAATGTTACCAAAATTCAAAGAAGTTCACCCAGACTGTATCATAAGCAGTTCTAACTTTTCTGACCAATACAATAACATTATTATGGAAGCAATGGGTGGAAGGGGAGGGAATGATTTTGAAAAGGAAGAGAAAATAATCAAAAAAGTATCCAAAGAAGTTATGGTTGGAAGAGATTTTCTTTAATAACAATGGTTTCTTTTTTGTAATGATTTTACAGAGGTTTCATCTATACAAATAATATCCTCTATTTTGTATTTTTTCACTTCATCGTAAAACTATTTTATGTTTTTATTTATGTCAATATCCTTACCAAAACGCTTTACTGGTTCGTGTCTTATTCTCGTCATTTTCAAAGTAATATTATTATCTTTATTTATCTTATATGATACAGGGTTTCTATTCTTTCTGGTAAGAGTTTTTGTAGTGTTATATGTATGTATCCATCGTTTGATTGAAGATTTCTTACAGTCAAATATTTTACAGGTTTTATCATATCCATCTTTATTATTCAAATAATATTTAACAGCAGATAATTTATAGTCTGGACTTTTATGCTTCATATAATATATAAAAATATATCAACCGTGCCATTTTAAATCTTCAAAGGTGTATAATAAAAAAATATTATATTTACTAGTTTATTTATTGCCCTTATTTTTTCTAGTTCTTTTTTTTGATTTCCATCCTCGTTTTAATGTTTGTTGTTCTTTTTTTTTCCTATTTTCCAACGTGTTTTTAACATACCTCTTTGTTAATGGATTAAATATTTTTTCGGCATTTGAATTTTCAGGAACAACTTTATCCTCACTAGAACTTTCAACTATTAATAATTTTGGGCGTTTTTTTATTGTTCTTTTTTTTTTCGGAATAGGTGGTGATATTGATATTTCTTCTTTTGCTTCTGTTACATGGATTAATTCTATTTTTTTATCTAATTTTATTGAGGGGGTTTTAGGTGGTTTGTCTTCTACCACTTCATCTTCATCTTCATCAACTTCATCTATTTCTTTGTATGTTTCTTCTTTTATTTTAGGTATTACATTTCCATTCAATAACATTTTTCCATCGCATGATAAATATTGATTTTTATATATTGGAATAGAAACTTTATTTACCATATTTATTTCAGTTTGCGTAAAATTAAAATAATTATATAAATCATTAACATCATTTATTTTTACATCTTGTGGAATAATTGGCAGAAAAATAGAAGTTTTTATATTAAAATTGTTTCCAATAATTTTTGTTGAACTTGCGATATAATGGAATAATGGAGATTGTATAAATTGCAAAGTATTTTTAGATGGATTAATTATGCCAACAGGTGATTGGGTCAGTCCATATTCTCCTTTTATATCATAAAATACATAATTATAACTTCCTATGCCATTAATTATTAATTTTGGAGCATCAAAAAACTTGTGTTTTTTATCCGACATACATATCTTTATTCCGTTTGACGTAATTCCATGAATATTTTTATAGGTTGAACCTTTTGTTTTTTGTGCGTGCATTTCACTATCTAATTTTAATTCTATATTTCCATTTATACTTTTATTTTTTATTTTTTCCATTATATTTAATCCAAAATTGGGTATAAAATCATTTGGTTTAATAAGTATTTCATATTCAATTTTTTGTGTATCAATTATTTTACTTTTATATGTCAAATCATTTATTTCATTTTTAATTATTATAAAATCAACATTTATCATAACAGACATTAATTTATGGGTTTCTTCAATTGAATACATTTTTATGCATAATATTTTGTTTGATGTATATATTTCATTTAAGTTTGTTTGTGTATGTTGTATTTTATGATATGGCATTCTATATACAGGTGGATGTATAAAAAGTAAATATCCATTCATCCTTAACCAACTTGTCAGAGCTATTTTTGAAAAATAAACATAAATATTTTTATCACCAATGTGTTTTGTTCCATTTGCGTTGTATGGTGGATTTCCCATTACCACATCAAACCCAACAAAATCAGAAGGTAGTTTAAACTCTTTTTTTACATCCATTTTTAAGGTATCACCTTGATAAATATTCAACTTGTATTTGTCCCCGCAAAATATTTTTTTATAAATAAATACATTCTTCGGCGTAAGTTCTGCCGCATATATCATCTGTTCCAGAATATGTTTTCTTCTTTCTTCTTCATTTG